TTGGAATTACTACTGGATCAACCACATATATTGATTTCCCAGAAGGAACAGGTTCTCCCTTTGGTGTTAATGATATGGTTACTCTAAGAGTAGATGGTCAACCATACTTTGAAGCTGCTATTGGTTTTGGTACAGTAACTAAAGTTTGGGATGGTTCAGGTAGAAATGGTTATTATAGCACTAGAATAACAGTTAATGCTGATACTTCTGGTATCAAAACTGATTATGTTTCCACCAATTGGGCGGAGTTGAGAAGTTCATTTAAAGTTAGTTCATTTGGTATTGGTGCTGCTGCTGGAAAAACTGGAGCACTTTATTTCCAACAAGTTCAAATCACAGGGGAAGGTTGATGAAACTCATTACGGAAGAAATTGAATCAGTAGAATTTCTTGTCGAAACTAGAAACGGTAAGAAGTCGATGTATATTGAAGGTGTTTTCTTACAAGGAAATATCCAGAACCGTAATGGACGTATGTATCCAATGGAAACTCTTAGGAGGGAAGTTGGACGTTATAATGAAAATCATGTCACATCTGGCAGAGCTCTGGGAGAACTTGGTCATCCCGAAGGTCCTACCGTAAATCTCGATAGGGTCTCGCATAAAATTGTATCACTTAAAGAAAGTGGTTCTAACTTTATTGGTAAGGCTAAAATTCTTAGCACACCAATGGGTAAAATTGCATCTTCACTTATTGACGAGGGTGTAAAACTTGGTGTATCTTCTCGTGGAATTGGATCTCTAAAGCCAACCCGTGAAGGTGTTAATGTAGTCGGTGACGACTTTATGTTAGCAACTGCTGCTGACATCGTTGCTGATCCTTCTGCTCCCGATGCATTTGTTGAGGGAATTATGGAAGGAAAAGACTGGGTGTGGGATGGTGGTATACTTCGTGAGAAGTTTGCTGCTAAGATGTATCAGGAGATTGATACATTGACTACACAGAAGGAATTAGAAGAGCGTAAATTGACTCTATTTAATAATTTCTTATCAAACTTATAAATATTCTAAATAAATATAGATTTAATAACGTATAAATCGGAGAAACTTCAAATGTCTAGTGGACAACAATTACAAGAAATGGAAGTAGGCACAAAGCAATCCAAAACTGCTGTTAATGCTAATGCAAAACCAGCACAACCAATGGAGAAGCTTCCAGGCGCTACTTGGGATGACCTCGGTGGTCCTACCCCAGATAACTACAGCCCAACAAACGATTCGGCTAAGTTAAAAGATCCATCTGGACCTTTGAAGAAAGTATCTGATGCGGTAACTAATCGCAAAGGAAAAACTCTAAAGCAAGGAGACGAAGTAGAAGTGACTGACGAACAAGAAGTTGTTGCAGAAGAACCTGCTACTGAAGTAGAAGAAACAATCGTTGCCGAAGAGGAAACTGTCGAGGAAGAGACAGTTGAGTATGATATGGAAGATGATCTTAATGCTCTTGTTAAAGGTTTAGAACTCAGTGAGGAGAACCAAGGCAAAGCAAAGACAATCTTTGAATCCGCTATCAACTCAAAAGCTTCCACAATCCGTGCAGAAATCCAAGAAGAGTTCGATTCTAAATTGGATGAGCATGTAGAAGAAATTAAGGTTGGTCTACAGGAACGTGTAGATTCTTACCTTGAGTATGTCGCCGATGAGTGGTTCGATGAGAACCAACTTGCCATTGAAAATGGCCTTAAGGCAGACATGACCGAATCATTCCTTGAAGGAATGAAGGGTCTTTTTGAAGAACATTATGTAGAAATCCCTGAAGAAAAATATGATGTCCTTAAGAGTATGGTAGAAAAACTTGATGACATGGAAACCAAGCTCAATGAGCAAATAGAAAAGAATATCAATCTCAACAAAGGTCTCGCTGAGGCTACTGCTGATGGTATCTTAGAATCTGTTTCTGATGGATTAGCGTCCACACAGAAAGAGAAGCTCGCTTCACTTGCTGAAAGTGTAGAGTTTGAAAGTGACGAAGAGTATCGTGAAAAGTTGGAGACACTAAAGGAATCTTATTTCCCCCATAAAGGTTCTCCAAAAGCTAAAACTGAAAGTCTATCTGAAGGAGTAGACAATGCAGAGGGTCTTGAATCTCATACTGCATCAATGGCTTCTTATTTGAAGACACTTTCAGCATTTAAGCAATAAACTGAATTTAAGATTATTCAAACGTAAACACACTAGGTAAATTAAGATGTTCCAATCAGAACATCTAGTCGAAAAGTGGAAACCCCTTCTAGAGTATGAAGGTCTCGATAAAATCGAAGACAATCATAAGAGATCGGTTACTGCTGTTCTACTAGAGAACCAAGAAAAATTTTTAAGAGAGTCATCTGCTTTCCAAGATAGCGGATCACTTTTAACAGAAGCCGCACCAACAAACTCTGCAGGTAGTAATCCTACAGGTTTCAGTGGTAATGCAACTGCATCAGGTCCTGTTGCTGGTTTCGACCCAGTTCTAATCTCATTGATTAGACGTTCAATGCCAAACTTGGTCGCATATGACCTTGCTGGTGTTCAACCAATGTCTGGTCCTACTGGACTTATCTTCGCAATGCGTTCTCGTTACGAGAAGCAAGCTGGAGAAGAGGCATTCTACAAGGAAGCAAACTCTGCCTTCTCTGGCATGGGAGCAAGCTTCACCAATACTTCTGGCTTTGGTAATACAGCCGTTGGTTTTGGTACAACTAACCAGACTGGTACTAACCCATCTGTTCTTAACCCAACTTCATCTGCTACTTCGACCAATTATAACACTGGTCAAGGTATGGAGACAAGTGAGGCTGAGGCACTTGGAACTACTAATGAACAGCAGTTCAACCAGATGGCATTCTCAATCGAGAAAGTCACAGTTACTGCCCGTTCAAGAGCCCTCAAGGCTGAGTACTCACTAGAGCTTGCTCAGGACTTGAAAGCTATCCACGGCTTAAATGCTGAAGCAGAACTTGCTAATATCCTTTCTACTGAGATCCTTGCGGAAATCAACAGAGAAGTTATTAGAACTATCTACAAGACTGCTGAACAGGGTGCTGTTTCTAACACTGCTACTGCTGGTATATTCGATTTAGACATCGACTCCAATGGTAGATGGTCAGTTGAGAAGTTCAAGGGACTACTCTTCCAGATCGAAAGAGACGCAAACGCAATCGCACAAAGAACTCGTCGCGGAAAGGGTAATATCATCCTTTGCTCTGCAGACGTTGCTTCTGCATTAACAATGGCAGGTGTACTTGATTACACTCCAGCACTTAATGCTAACCTTAACGTTGATGATACAGGCAATACATTTGCTGGTGTTCTTCAAGGTAAGTATAGAGTCTACATCGACCCATATGCTGCTAACCTAGATGTTTCTGGTAACACCCAGACAAACAATGGTAATCAGTATTACGTTGTTGGTTATAAGGGTTCTTCTCCTTATGACGCAGGACTGTTCTACTGCCCTTACGTTCCACTACAGATGGTTCGTGCAGTTGGAGAAAACAGCTTCCAGCCTAAAATCGGCTTTAAGACACGTTACGGAATGGTTGAGAACCCATTCTCACAAGGAACTACTCAGGGATTGGGTACTCTTACAGAGAATGCTAACCGTTACTACAGACGTGTTGCAGTCAAGAACCTTATGTAAGAAGTTTATATCTTCTTTACTTTACAAAGACTCTCCTTCGGGAGGGTCTTTTTTTTATGTCAAGATAAATAGTTAGAAAAGATTATGGCGACGATAACTACTGCTGATATAGAAACTTATCTTGATGGATTAGGTAAGAAGGATTCTAAAGGGAAGGTTTATTTTGAGAGAATACTATTTAATATCAAGACTTTAAAATCAGGTGTAAAGATTGTATTAGATAGTCCTGATACTGAACCAGTATTGAAAAATTTTAAAACTAAAATGATTAAAACCTTGATGGGGAAATTTAAAGGTAATACTCTAACAAAGGTAGAAGAAAAAGTAAAAGGTATAAACAAAGGTATAGATAATCCAGTTATTAGACTGAAATATTCTGATAAAGGTCCAAAATATATTGATTTTGATGTTAAAGAGTATCCTGTAAAAGGAAAATCAGGTGCGTTGAATGCAAAAATATCAGAACCAGCAACTAGGTTGGTATTTAATGCTGCATTAGAATCGAAGGGTAAAATATTTAAGAAAGAAGAAGATATTTTTGTGGATGATGTTTATAAAGACTTGGAGAAATTATTTGGTAAAGAAAATGGACATAAGTTAGATGAATGGATTTATACATTCCTTATGCAGAATAAATTGTTTTTCCAAAATTATGGTAGATATGCATGGGCTAAATTCAAGCATCAGGATTCTGGAGAAAGAGATATGCAAGTGTTTTTTAAAGAGCATTTAAAAACATTAGAGAGTGCTCCTGGTGTGAAAATAGGAAGAAATTATACACAGTGGAATCCTGCAGACATATATGCAGTTAAAAGAGCTGAACAAAATACTCTTGAAAAAGAGATTAAGGAGGCAAGTAAATCGCCAAATGCAAATACCTTAATGAAGTTGAATAATCATATAGTTAAGTTGATGGAGAAAAAAGAATTGGTTGGAATATCTCTTAAAAAAATTAAGTCTGGAGATACAGCACATTTTAAATTATATAATGTTGACTCATCAAAAGCATTAACTAACCTTAAAGCATTTAGTGAATTGGAAACATTTGCTATGAAAGATATT